TGTTATCTGCTCTGGATCATCTTACAAAATAAATAATTATTTTAAAAGTATTAAAAAAATAAATTGTAATATATTATGTATTCACAGAATAATATTAGGTCAAAACTGATAATAATTAAGCCAAAGTATCATATAGTTCATTTTATAAAGGAAAATAATTTTTTTAATAAAATAATAGGTTATAATAATATAAAAATAAGTTTTATTCATAAATAATGATATACATAAATCATGAAAAAAAGGCCATATTTATTCACATACCAAAAACAGGAGGCTCATATATAGGTCCCACATTAGTAAAGTATTATGGATTTAAAAGTTATTTACATGTACTTGCTAGAAGAAGACCAGATCATAATGTGGTATGTAGAACAAGCGATTTTCGTACAAAAATGACAGGAATTCAGATATATGATAATTCATTTTTTAATAAAACACTTGGGTTATTGGTATATTGTAAAACAAGTAATTATCTAAATGAAAAAATGGATATGGATGAAGAAAAATGGAAAACATATACAAAATTTTGTTTTATTAGGAATCCATATGATAGAGCTTTATCTGGATGGAAGCATTTTAATATTATTTTAAATTTATGTCAAAATTTTTCGGATTACATAAATAATCCAAATATAATTAACAACATAACGGATATAGAATACGGTCATATTTTTATGAGTCAAAAAAAACAAATTGAAGATGTAAATGGTGATTGTGGTGTAGATATAATTGGTAGATTTGAATATTTAGAAGATGATTTAAGGGTAATTTTATGTAATTTAGGTTTTAAAAGTATAGTCCATCCTATAAAAAAAATTAATGTCTCAAATACAAGTAATGCTGAAGACATTGTATTAGAACATAACACGGTCAAAAAATTAAACCAGTTATTTGCTGATGATTTTGAAATGTTTCATTATGAAATGTTATCTTGTTAAATAAATTGACGCCATGAATTGATAGTCTTAAAATAGAAACCCAATGAAACCGCAGTTAATATGTAAAAAAAATATAATACATATTTTGCTGAAAAAAAAGAAAAAAATATTGTAGACGCACCCATAAAATAAACACAATTTCGCTTATTAATAACATCCATATACACACCTGCTAGTCCCATATTACCTCGATTACCAAAATGTCTATATAAAGAATTCATAAATCCGGGAAATAATAGAATTTTTACTCCTTTATTAATGGTTTGTACGATTGTCATATGTATTATTCTTAAATCATTAAGAACCTTTAAGTTATTTTCTAATATAGATAATTTCATATCAATAAAATTACCTATATGTAAACAATAAATCCATTATGCTCTGTGTTTTTTGTGTTTTCTAGATTTACTACTTTTTCTAGATTTAACGCTTTTTTTATTTTTACCACCTTCTTTAAAAATCTCTAATTCTTCAGAATATGGATGTGTAGGAAATGTATCTTCATCTGACATTTTTGTATTTTCAATTATTTCTTGTTGTTCCGGTGTTGGTCCAGAAAAAACTTTTTCTGTTTCTTCTATTTTTACTGGTTTAGTTGATTCTTCTATTAATTTTTGTTGATATTCTTCAAATCTTTTAGGATCAGGGGGTACTTGCTGCATAAATTCAGTAGGAGTGACACGACCTTCTTCAATATCAGGATCCTCAAGAGTTCCTCCTCTTCTTTTTTTTGTTTTACAAGATTTACAGTCAAAAAATAAACCAGGTATAAATTTTCTTAATTTAATAAGTTGAATATGTGATTTATGAATAGGTCTTTTAACTGTCGATATTTTCTTCCCTTTACGATATTTAGTTATACTCTTAAACCCTTTTCCTTTTTTAATACTAACTTTACGTATAATTTTACCACCCTTCATAACTTTCGTTTCTGTATTTTCATAATTGAAACTATCCATAAAATAGTAATAGAAAATAATATTTTCATAATACATAATGAATACTGACGCACTAGTCCATATATTTCATATCATAATTGTTGGTGGTTTATTTTTATATGTTGGTATAAAGAGAGAGAACACAAATAGCTACTTATTTCCATTTTTATTATTTCTAGGATTAGTAATCATATTATACCATTCATATAAAACATATATTCGCCTAAATTCAGGAAAAAGTTACTGGGTAAATCTAATTCATATTTTTATAATTGGTCCTTTATTAATTTATATAGGTTATAATAAAGATAAAACGTCTAGAAAATATTTTGAAATACTATTAATGTTAGGTTTTGCGTCAATAGGTTATCATGCGTATTATTTATTTTAATTAATATTATCATTTTAACCAGTATTATCATTTTAACCAGTATTATCATTTTAACCAGTATTATCATTTAACAAGGTGTTGTTATCCATTTTTTTGTTAAAACCGCATTTACACTTTCTAACGCTCCTTCCGTCCAACCTTGATACCTGCTTACAACTTCACCAACTACTAACATACCTTTTTCAGGATGTTGTGCTTCATTCACAAACTCGTCTCTATCTTTAAATTTTTTATTTAGCGGGTCATAGTAATGTGTTCCAATAGGCCAATAATAGTCTTTTAATGCTATAATGGTTAAACTATTTTTTGGTATTCCAAGTGATTCTTCTATTAATTCTGAATATAAATTGCGATTTTCAGGTGTATTCGCTAGATATGGGTTTAATAATTTTGCGTTTTTATTATCACTATAAGCAATCATATACACACCTTTATCCGTGTCCATAGGTATTATTTTTTGTAGCGGTCCAGGTACGATTGTATAATTAGCTACATAATCTTTTAAAATGTTAGCAGATTTTTTATCAAATTTAGCATACAATCTTAAAAAAGGTTGACCGTGAATTTCTTGATACAAACTATTTGGTTTTGAAGCGCCAGGTACTAATTTTTGTATTCCAGATATAGTAGTTGCTACAATTATTTTGTTCGAATAAAAAATCTTATTATTGCTAGTTTTCACTTCAAATAAACAAAGATTCGTTTGTATTTTTTTGATTTGAGCGACATCTGATGAAAAACTAAAATGTTGATGACCGATTTCTTCATATAATTTATTTACCATTTTTTTCCAAGGTACATGTAATCCTCTCCAACCTCCTTTGTTATCATCCATTCCATAATTATACAATGTTTCATAAACATCCGCATTTTCATAGTCTGTATAACCAGCGCTTATGATGAATTGTTTATATAAATCTAAACCCAATGTTTTAATAAAAAAATTTTTAAAAGTTTCATTATGTAATTCAGGATGATTTTTATATTCTGTTTTTAATTTATTAATTACCTTAACTATATCTACGGGTGTAAATTTTTTAGAATAATTCATGATAGATTTGAATTCAGTATAATGAATATCTAATTGATTCATTAATTTAATCAAAAGTGGATTAGTGTCTTTTCTGCCAATTCCAGCACCAGTAACAATTTCAGTTTCATAAAAAATTTCATTGCTAGTTCTGCCACCAATCCAATTTTTTTTATATTTTTCTAAAACTAAAAAAGTAGTGTTTGGAGATAACTGTTTAATTTTATAGGCACTATATAAACCAGCCATTCCACTACCAACAATAATTATATCAACATATTTCATCTACTATATTTTGATATAATTATTTTTTACTTTTTTCTAGTAGCATTTTTTTTTGTTATAAAAAGTTTGATTGATTGTTTTTTTTTACATGTAAACTTTCCACGAGCAAAACCTTTATTATTAATAACAGTTTTGCTACATATTCCAATAGCTTGTTTTTCGTCTTTATCCACATGGCTAACTTTTTTAATACACCTACATAACTTGCTGGAAATTATTTTTTCTGCTTCTTCCTTAAGCAACCGATTAGATTTAGGTATATTTTTATTATAAAATTCTAAAATACGTCTATAATCTTTATTTGTAAGTTCAGACATATTAGTATATAAAGTAGATACAAAATAATTATTTTGTATATGAATAAAATTAAGATATTTTTAAATACATCTTTCTTCACATATATTAACAATGAAGATTGTAGTATTTGATTTAGACGAAACGCTCGGTTACTTTACTCAATATGGAATTTTTTGGGATAGCTTAGTTAAATATTTAAAAATAAAAAATAATAAGGTTTTGTCCCAAACAGATTTTGATGACGTCTTAAATTTATATCCTGAATTTTTAAGACCGAATATAATAAATATTTTAAGCTACTTAAAGACCAAAAAAAAATCAAACTGTTGTCATAAAATGATGATATACACAAATAACACAGGTCCACGTCAGTGGGCTAAGCATATAATAAGTTATTTTGAAAGTCAAATCAAATTTAAATTAATAGACCAAATCATTGCTGCGTTTAAAATAAATGGAAAACGTGTAGAAATATGTAGGACGACAAATAATAAGACACATAAAGATTTAATTAAATGTACTAAAATTCCTCTTGATGCTGAGATTTGTTTTATGGATGATTTTTATTATCCTGAAATGACAAGTGATAACATATATTATATAAACATTAAACCTTATTATCATGATTTAAAATTTAGCGAAATGGTAGATAGATTTATAAATTCACAAATAGGCAAAAAAATAATTGATAATGATAAAAATTTTGAAGAAGTAATGATGAGATATATAAATTTATTTAATTATGAAGTAGTAGAAAAAGATGCTGATGAATATGAAGTAGATAAAATTCTGGGAAAACATATAATTTCACATTTACAAGTTTTTTTTAGTCGTTCAATAAAAAATAAAACGATAAAAAATAGAGGTATAAAAAGGAATAAAACGTATAAAAATATAAAAATATAAAATATGAATTAATTTATTTTACATTTGCGTGTCATTGTTATCGATAATGGTTTTTACTTTATCTTTTACATCATTTAAATATTTATTTAATGCTGTAGTTGTTAACATAAATAAACCAGCACTAAATGCTATTTTAGCGTCTAATTTGGTAAATTCAAATTGCGTTCTTAAAGGGTTAAATCTCCATAATAAAAATAAGCATATATAAATTCGAATGTAATAATCTAAAGTTGCGAGATATGTAGGAGCAGATTGTGATAAGCCAAAAGAGGACAATACAATTAGAATATAAGTCGTATAAATAGAAATATTAAATAATATTTCTTGCCAATTATGTATTACTTGTTTATTCATATACTATATATATATTAAATCTAAATTTGTGTTATGTTAATTAAGATTTATACACTTCCAATGTTCTCGCGCTAGGGTCAGACGCATTTATATATTTCGGCATCCAAAAATAGGGTAAAATATGAGAACAATTTGGAAAGAATTCTTCAAATATTTTTTTATAGAAAAATTTTTCTGTTTTAATATTTGCCATATGAATAACGGTAACGTTCGTGATTTCATTTAACAATTTAGCAATATGTTCTTGTAATATTATAAATAATGACCTTCCTTGACAGCTAACACCGTCGCTAAATGCTTCTTTTTTCCTGAATAATATTTCGTCGGGTAAAATTTGTCTACCAAGACTATCTTGAAAATATAATTGTGTAAAGCTTTTTCGTAATAAATATTTTTCAGATTCCTTAAAATTATTGTGATTGCGAAAATAAGCAGGTATAGATAATATATAATTTACAAAACTTCTATCCAAAAATGGTGTGCGTGGTTCTAGTCCATTTGATGATATGGATTTATCAGAACGTAAAACGTCAAATAAATGTATGTCATGTAACAACCGTCTAGTCTCTTTATCAAATTCTATATCATCAGGACATTTATTCATATATAAATATCCACCAAATAGTTCATCCGAACCATCACCATTAAAAATAACTTTTGCGAGAGAATTATCAGCAATATATTTACCAATTAAATAGTTGCCAATACTAGCTCTCACAGTGGTTGTATCATAACTCTCAATAGCTTGAATGACTTCAGGTATAGTATTAAACATTTCCTCTTCTGTAACAAGTATTTCGGTATGTTTTGAACCAATATAATTAGCAACAATTCTGGCATACTTAACATCTTCTGAATTTTCTAGACCAATGCTATATGTTTCGATAATCTTGTCTTCTTTTTTAAAGTAATTAGCAACTAACGCAGCTATTAAACTACTATCAAGACCACCGCTTAATAAACAAGCAACAGGTCTTTCAGTTGTATTACATCTTTTAACAACAGCATCATTTAAATTTTTTGAAATATTGTAAAAGATTTCTTCTTTAATGGTAGGAACAAAGGAACCTAATATGGTGGTAGAAAATGAAGGTATAAAATGTTGTTGATGGTGTATTTTAGGGACCCATTTCGAATTTACTTTATTACCATACTCAAATACTGAATAGGTACCAGGTTGGAATTGTTGAATATTATAATTTTCAGTATTTTTATTATAAAAATGTTCTAAACATTTAAGTTCAGAAGCAAACCCATATAAATTATATAAATTATGGTGATTATCAACATTATAAAGCTTATATAAAGGGCGAACACCGAGAGGGTCGCGTGCTATATAAACATGATTCACAATTTCTTCATTTATTCGATTATCATATAAAACGAAAGCATATACTCCATCAAGCATATTTAATGTCTGTTTTATGCCATATTTAATGTATAAATGAATGATAACTTCGCAATCTGAATCTGTTATAGGTGTAACATTCATATATTTATATAGTTGCTTATAATTGTAAATTTCTCCATTACAGATTAATATAACATCATTGTAGACAATTGGTTGATTAGACTCATTGTTTAGACCATTAATTGCTAATCTGTGAAATCCGAGTACCATTTTTAAATAAGAATAATCTAATTTAGAATATTCTGGCCCTCGTCTTTTACCTTTTTGAAATTGGCTGTTAATATTCATTTGTTCTTTTTGATTATATTCATTATTAAGGAGAGCAAAAATACCACACATAATATAATATTTAGAGTACCCTTTAAACTTTTTTAGAAAATAATGTAAAATAATAATATATAAATATATCAAATGGAAAATACCTACAAACCATCTCAAGTAAAAGGTTGTTTTCAACAACATTCTGTTGCTGATATTCATAAAGAAACAAATCAACGAATATACGACAGAAATATTCCATCACAAATGTTGCAACCTTACATTGATGTACGTCCGGTTATGACAAAATATTCTTATTTTCAAATAGTAGATCCAAGAAAAACAAACAATGTCTCATTAATTCCTATGCCTACATATAACGTGCATAATGTATTTAATCCTGGGAATACGCAGTCGCCTTGGTCTGGATTTGCTTCTAATATAAACAAAGAATCTGAATTAAGAAACCAAATTTATGCTATTCAAAAATGTAGTCAATCAGTTTATGTTCCTAATTCAAGTAGCGATTTATATACATATACATTTCAAACACCTAAAAAAACCAATCCCCATGAACTATTGTTTAGAGATAATTCATTTGATTCATTTAATCCAAACCCTTCACCCGCATTATGCGGTTCAGGAATATTCTACAATAATACAAGGTGCCAAGTAAAAGATATGACAAAACAAACATGTTAAAAACAATAAAATAAAATATATAAATAATAAAAATGAAATTTATTAGTTTTTCATTTGTATTTTTATCGTTTTTTATAAATTCTTTATCTTTAAAAGATTTCAAATCGTATTTGGTTATGAAAAATAAAGGGTTAAAATTAGTTACTAATAAATATGGACCAAAAACTACAAACCAAATCATATATAACAATATTTTAAGTCAAGACAAAGAATATTTATTATCCGTAATCGGTCCCCCAGGAACTGGAAAAACATTAATGGCATGTGTAAAAGCAATTGAAAAACTAAAAGAAAATAAAATAGAAAAAATAATTATTACTAGACCTACCGTAGCTGTAGAAGACGAAAATATTGGTTTTTTACCAGGCAGTCTAGAAAAAAAAATGGATCCATGGACACGACCAATTTACGATGTGTTTTTAGATTATTATTCAAAAACAGAATTAAATAATTTAATTTGTAACAATCAAGTAGAAATATCACCATTAGGTTTTATGCGTGGAAGAACCTTTAAAAATTCATGGATAATTGCTGACGAAATGCAGAATAGTTCACCAAATCAAATGCTCATGTTATTAACACGCGTCGGTATAAACAGTAGAATTATCATAACAGGAGATTTACAGCAAAGCGATTTACATGGTTCTAATGGTCTTCAAGATTTAATAGCTAAAATGGAAAGTAAAAATGTACCAGAAAATTTTTATTTAGTTAAGATGAACGAAACGGATATTCAACGCAGCAATATTGTAACCGATGTACTAAAACTATACGAAAAAGATGACAAAAAAAACAAAATCCAATTTAAAAATGTAGCGAAAAAAGATATAAACGATGATGCTGCTCTCATACCGGTACACCATATATCTAAACATTTCTAATTTACTATTACAAATAAATGCGTTAAATTAAATAAATAGTTAATTGCTTTAGAAAAATTACATTACTATAAAAGTAAAAATGTTAAGTTGAATTAAAAAACTGAAAAAAAAAACAATATTGTTAATATTTATGAGGGTAACGAAAAAAAACATAAACAAAAAAACATCAAGGATACATAAGAAAAGAAAATATACACAAAATAATAGAATTAAATATGGTTCATCAAATCAGAGAAAAAGTAAAAAAATTAATTGCAGCCCAAAACCTAAAGATAAATTAAATAAATTTAGCTGTTATACTAATAAAAACCTTATTAATTTGAGGGATCATTGGAATGCGAGACACCCAGATGTTAAAATTACTTCAAATTCACCAAAAGAAATACACAAACAATTAAGCGAGAATCTAAAACACATATGTAATAACGAAGCGTGTTGGTTAAAACAACATTCCGCATTCGGAGAACTCGAAAATGAGCTTACTGATTCTTTTGCGCCAGAATCACCACCTGAATGGAAAAAAAATCCAAATGAATGGCTTTCTAGTACGGATATAATAAAGGTCATGAAACAATATGAAAAAGCATATGAATGTTTTGATTTCATGGGCCCGTCTCCTATTGATTTTGACACAAGAAAATTATATGGGGAATGTGTTTGGGAAGAATTATGTAATTTTAATCTTGAAAAACTTATTAAAAAGGGCAAAACGAAAATCGGTATTATTTTTAATACTGATCCACACAATAAACCAGGACAACATTGGATATCTATGTTTATTAATATTAAAACACAAAAAATATTTTTCTTTGATAGCACAGGTGACACGGCACCACCTGAAGTAAAGAAATTAATGAATAGAATTAAAGACCAAGGAATGAATATGAAACCAGCAATTCATTTTAAAATCGACAGCAATGAAGGTATAGAACATCAATATGGAAATACAGAGTGTGGAATATATTCTTTGTTTTTTATAGTTCATATGTTAGAAGATAAAACAACAGAACATTATTTCAAAACTCATATATTAAAAGATGAATATATGCAGAATTTTAGACACATATATTTTAACGACTCGTTATAAAATATAATATTTGTAATATATAATAAATAATATGGATATGAATCTAATAATATTTATAA